GCTTGATGAAAGACTTGTTAGAATTTCATCAGGGCGAGTGAGGCTAGGAGAGTTGTTTGACGTAAAGTAAGAAAGTCAACCAACTTGGCCTTCGGTTGAAGGTAATCCAAAGCTCGTCTCGACTTACTAAGATACTGGTGATAACCAGGCTCAAAAGTAAAGTCGTCATCCCAATCATGAGTATAATTGGAATGATGAGCAAAAGTGTATCGGGAGTCTATTGTCTCCATGACACATATATCCTTGATCTGGTGGGGAATCTTCCCTACCTTAGCTTGAAGATATGTGCCTATGTCGAACAACCAGTCAATAAGCCACGACCATGGAATAGCATTCCATACCGTGACAACTGACTGTCTCGACACCGATAGACCCATTATGTCTTTAAAGGCATCAGAGGCGAAAAAGTCATCGCTTCTGAGGCCCCGTCTATACATAGTGATAAGGTCAGATATGGAATCACTATCAGGGTTTGTAACCCTCGCAGTGAACCATGTCCTACGTGTCTCTGCCGTTTCAACAGTTAACTTAACTGGTGGACGGAGCCACACGTTACCATATACCGAGTTGGAGGAGGACGATCCTAATGTCCTCTTTATCCTCTTGCCTTCTTTCATGTTCTGTAATTCAGCAATACGCTGCATCATAGATTCTTGAATTTGAAAAAGTTTCTTCAAATCCGAGAACAGTGTGAGCCACGAAAAGTTCGCGGCTACAAACTGACCTGGAATATCAGATAATGCACCTTTCCCTGACTTAATCCTTCCGAGATCTCGGAGGGTTCGAGGCAGGTCCTTTAATTCAAAAAGAAATAAAGGAAGATCAACAACTGGCTTTAACGCCAGGTTGGCCAAAATGGATGCATCCCAGTCTCCAATGGTGGAGGTGGGTTTATTATACTGATCCCAGTAGGCTTGAGAATCGTTACGAAACCAATGCATATATTCGTAGTGTCTATAGTACCAACCATAGTCTCTACGATAAGACGCATCAAGACGCCAGGGTTTTCCCCAGGTCTTGACAATGTCTAAATCATGCGGTTCGCGACGTCCACCGGTGGTCAAATAGTCTGCACACCAAGCTGATCCCAACCCAAAAGGTTGTGTTGGGGTTTCAGTTGGGGTTTGAATAGGAGTATCATCAATGGTACGTTTGTATGTTGCAACAGACGAACCAGGTGATAAATCCTCTTTTCCAAGAGGAAGCTCTCTTATTCGAAATGTGCTAGACATCACTTTTTCCTCGCTCTAAGGGCCATGATTGGTAGGGAGTTTAGAAAAACACCCT